AGTAAAATAAACTATAATTAAATAAACTAGACTGGATTATAATGATAATAAATTAAATTCAGAAAGTCAATAAAAATATTTTCCATTTGGATATATTTATGATAATAAACAAAGAAAACTAATTTAAAATAATATGGCTGATTTATTGATGAAAATGCCGATTCCTTACGAACCGAAAAGACAGAATCGATTCATACTAAGGTTTCCATCAAGCTTAGGGATTAACGAATGGTTTGTAGAAAGTACTGCAAGACCTAAAATTAAAATTGCTTCTACTGAAATACAATTTTTAAATACATCTACCTATGTTGCGGGTAGATTTAATTGGGATGAAATTCCTGTTAAATTCAGAGACCCTATTGGACCATCTGCTGCACAAGCTCTTATGGAATGGGTTCGTTTACACGCTGAATCTGTTACAGGTCGTATGGGTTATGCAGCGGGTTATAAAAAAGATATTGACCTTGAGATGTTAGACCCAACAGGAGTTGTGGTTGAAAAATGGATTCTCTATGGTACATTCTTAACTAGTGTTGATTTTGGTTCGTTAGGGTATAGTACTGATGGTCTTGCTGACATTAGTGTATCATTAAGAATGGACCGTTGTGTATTAGTTTATTAATTTTTTAATAATAATAAAAACATATGTGTTGATAAAAAATCAATACTAATTATATTTAACCGTAAAGACATAAACTTTACGGTTATTTTTTTATATGGAAAATCAAACAATAGAATACGGACAACAAAACTTTACGTTACCACATGATGTAGTACCACTACCATCGGGAGGAGTGTTTTACAAAAATAAAAAGAAATCTATTAAGGTAGGTTATCTAACAGCTAATGACGAAAATATTTTAATGGCGGGTGGGAATGATATGACCTCAACACTATTAAGAGGTAAAATCTACGAACCAGACCTTAGGATTGAAGATATGTTAGAGGGAGATGTTGAAGCAATTTTAATTTTTTTAAGAAATACTGGTTTTGGACCTGAGATTAATTTAAATTTAATTGACCAATCAACCAAAAAGCCATTTCAAACAACAGTTTCTTTAGATTCGTTAAATGTTATTAATGGACAAACACCTAATGAAGATGGTGCTTTTATTACTCAATTACCTAAATCACAGGCTACAATAAAATTAAAGCCTATAACTTATGGTGAGATTTTAGAAATAAGCAAGTTAGAAGATTCATATCCTCAAGGAAGAGTTGTTCCAAAAGTAACTTGGAGGTTACAAAAAGAAATTATAGAGGTAAATGGAAGTACTGATAAATCAGAAATAGCTAAGTTTATCGAACAAATGCCAATTTTAGATTCAAAATTCATAAGAAAATTTATGAATGATAATGAACCAAGATTAGACATGAGTCGAGTTGTAATCACCCCATCAGGAGAAAAGATGACAGTTAATGTCGGATTTGGGGTTGAGTTTTTTCGTCCTTTCTTCTGATTATAGAAAAGGACAGATAGATGAATTCTACTATTTGAACAAATTAATGAACATAACTTATCAAGATTTTCAAACAATGCCACTATTTGTTAGAAAATATTTGTTAGATAAGTGGATTGAAGATAACACAAAGGACTGAAAACTCAGTCCTTTTGTATTTATATTAAAATACCATCTAAATTATGGGAGACGAAGAAAAAAAATTAGAAGACGCAGGTAAAAGCTCATTAAGTTATAGTAAACAATTAGCTGAAGCTTTTAAAATAAATTTTGAAACGTTAGCAAAAACAATTGAGGACACTTATAAAGCCCAAGTCGAGCTCAATAAAGCTTTTGGACAAGGACAAGAAAGACTCACTGAAACGTATAGGGCGGTTTCCGATGCAGCTCCAAGAGTTGCTCGTTTAGGTGGAGATATAAAAGATGTCCAAAAAACAATGATTGGTATTGCAGAGGCGTCAAGACGTAATGTTATTGCAAATACCGAAGATGTGGAAAAACTTTTTGCTGCAACTGAATTGATTGGGGGTAGTGCTGAAAGTTTAAGTAATTCTTTTTTAGATGTTGGTGTTGGTATCGGACAAATTGGACCACAATTAGAAGATTCGATTAATTATATTCAAAGTATTGGTGGTAATACTAAAACAGTAATGAAAGATGTGACCGATAATATGGCACAAATGAATAGGTTTCAATTTGAAGGTGGTGTTAAAGGGTTAACAAAAATGGCGGCTCAAGCGTCAATGTTAAGATTCGATATGAGAGAAACTTTTCAGTTTGCTGAAAAAGTTTTAGACCCTGAAGGTGCGGTTGAAACAGCTGCGGCACTTCAAAGATTAGGTGTTTCAATGGGTAATTTGGCTGACCCATTCCAATTGATGAATCAGTCACTTACTGACCCAGCAGGATTACAAGATAGTTTAATTAAAGCAACAAAACAATTTACGGAGTACGACGAAAAAACAAAATCGTTTAAAATTAACCCTCAAGGTGTATTAACCTTAAGAGAACTTGCTAAAGCAACTAATACCAGTTTTGAAAATTTATCAAAATCTGCATTAGCCGCCGCTGAATTAGATAAAAGAATTTCATCTATTAACCCATCAATAGTTTTTGAAAATGAAGAAGACAAACAATATCTTAATAATATTGCTACAATGAAGGATGGTAAGTATCAAGTTGAGGTTACGGATGAAAAAGGTGAAAAAGTTTATAAAGACTTAGGGGAAATTACTCAACAAGAAATGAATAAACTTATTGAGGAACAAAAGACCGGACCTAAAACTCTTGAACAAATTGCTAAATTACAATTAGGTGTTGATGAAGATATTTTGGCAAATATAAAAGCGATGAACTCAGCCATATCTCAAGGATTAATAAGTCCAAAACAAATAACAAAAGGGATTGCGGCATCACAAAGAGTTATTAAAACAACTCTTGGTGAGACATCGGATGCATTCAAAGCCAAAGATTTTAGGGATTTAAGTGAAGGAGTACTAAAAGAGTTAGGTAATGTTGCCATAAATTTAAAAGAAGGTAACAAACCTCTTAGTAGTGCGTTTACAAATGGAATAAGTGGTCTTGGTGGTGTTTTAGAAGCTTCTCAAAAAAGATTTACTGAAGTATTAAAAGAAGTGGGTGAAAAAATTGCGGCGGGATTAACAAACAACACTGCGGGAGAAAGAATGATAAAAGGTAATGTTAATAAAGCTGTTCAATCTTATGGAGGTAAAGTATCAACGTCGTCGTCACCATTAACTCCATCAGGAGGAAATAGGGCTGCAACATTACAGAATGGACAAAGTACTGTAACAACTCAAACAACTAAAGGAACTGTTGATGTTGGAGGTAAAATCGAAGTTGATGTTAAAGCTCCCAATGGTGTTTCAACAGAACAACTAAAACAAATTTTAACCACTACCTTTAATGAATCAAGATTTAAGGATTATATTGTTAGGTTAGTACCTGATGGTGAATCAAAAGAACCTGTTTCAAATTCCTATTAATAATCTATTTATAAAATAAAAATCATAGATGTCAAATAGTCCATTAGATTTCATAAATTCGGATGGTTTCAGAAAGAAATTAATAACGAGAAATTTAGTACCTTATGCTAAATCTCCAAGCAGACCTTCTGTTCAAGTTCCGTATGAATATATTTCATCGGATTTATCTGTAATTGATAGTCCTGACCAACTTATTGATAACCCGTCATTAGCAAATCAATTATATCCTTTAAATAGATATGGTAATGAGGGTGGATATCAACAAGTCCCTGACCCAAATGGATTAACTAACACAATTTCAAATCAAGGTGAATATGGACCGGGCCAACAAGATGCTCATATTGTTGATGAAGGTTATGATGCTGTAAGGTTATGGAGGCCATTAAATGCTTATGCGGATGGGTTAAATGTTTTTGACTCAGCAGAATCATTTTCAAGTTTAGAGACAGTTAGACCTGACCAAGATAGACAAGGTAACGGACAACCATATCCGGGACCAATTGTTGCATCGTCATATTCTGCGTTATCAATTTTATTATCAACAAATCCAACAGGTACAAATGGTAATTTAAGTCAAGATTCATATATTGCTCGTTTAGGTGCACAAACACTTAGAAATGAATTTCAAGAAAGAATTGCGGCTCGAATAAGATTAGAAACAATAGGACAAGCCAACATCTTAAATGTTACAAGTGGTACTGACTTAGTTAATATTTTATCAGGACAGGTTCCAATATTAGAACCAAACTGGCAAATAACCGTACCGTCAAACCCAATCACAGCCGCAGCTGATTTTGCCCTTCGATTAGGAGGTAGTATTTTACCTATAAGTTTAATTCCGGGGTCGTATTTTGACCCGATGATTAATCCAGGTCAACCTACTACAATTCAACAAGTTACAAACGCAATTGCGGGAACAACGGTTGGAAACTTTTTTAATCAATTATTAGGTGCGGGTCAAACCGGGTCACAAATTTTTTATAACAACACAGGTGCTGGTCAAAAATCACGTTTGTTTAAGAACATTGATTATAACAAATATAAACCAAATTATGATAGAGGTGTATTTGATAGAGTTGCCGGTGCTTTAACCGGAACATTATCTGATAATAGTAATTTTTATGTTGGTTCAAGAAATTCTGACCCGTCAAGAGTATTTTCACCTGGTGGTGATTTACCTGTTGACCAATTTGGTAAAGAACAACAATCACCGGTATATGGACCTCAAGAGTTGGCACAACTTTATGAAGGGCCAAGTAAGGATATTAGATTAGGCGCTAATGGTCCTACATATTCTAATGGTGGTGGTATTGAAGGAGGATTTACATGGACATCTCCGAAATATAAAGATAATGCCGGTAAGAAAGTTGGTTTAGGTGGTGTTGTTACAAATGAGGATGAAGACTTCAAACCCTCATCGTATAACACAACTGAATCGACAAACAGGACTTTTAAAGGAGGTTCTATCTTAGATGATACTCAGAGAATTATTAATAGCCAACCCCAAGGAGGTCGAAGATTACAACACGTAGGGAATGCGATTGACCAAGTTAGTAAAGTTTTCCATGATGGATACAAAGAAATTACTAAAGGTTCAAGAGTATATCGATATGTTGGAGCCGTAGGACAAGAAGTTGGAACAGAATATTGTCGTATTTTTGCTAAAGATTTACCATACCTACAATACAATGATTTACAAAAAGTAGATGGTATAACAACATCAGGTAGAAGATTTGCTGATTCGGTATTTGATAACACCTATAACTTAAACATCGCACCAAACAAACAAGAAGGAGGACAAGATTCAACTAACCTTATTGGTGGTATGAATAATGGGTATGCCAAAAAATATATGTTTTCATTGGAGAACTTGGCTTGGAGAACTTCAAGTACTCCGGGATATTCAGTTGCTGATTTGCCGGTATGTGAAAGAGGACCTAATGGAGGTAGAGTTATGTGGTTTCCACCTTATGGATTAACGTTTAGTGAACAAACAACCCCAAATTGGAATCAAAGTGAATTCCTTGGTAGACCGGAACCCATTTACACATATAAGAGTACTACCCGTACAGGTACTATAAATTGGAAAATAGTTGTCGACCATCCATCTGTGTTGAATGTTATAGTTAATAAAATATTAAATAATGAAACTAATAAAGTTAGAGTTGATAGTATTTTAGAATCATTCTTCGCTGGATGTAGAAAATATGATTTATATGAATTAGCTAAAAAATATTATACGGTTAATCCAAATGATTTGTATCTATTACAAGAAGCAATTTCGTCAAAAGAAACAACTAAAGAACAAACTGAATTTATTAAGAAAACAGTTCAGACTGGTGTTAATTCACCAACAGGTGCGGGTACAAATGTATCTCAATCAGGTGGTGGTGGAAACACTAACGTTGATTTCACCAAATACAACCAATTAGGGTTTTATTTTGGAAATGATTATCCTAAGAAAGATAAACCAATTCCTAATTACACTGAAGAATTTACAAGATACACTAGTTCGGGTAATAGACAGTACTATAATAGTAAACCAAACGCTCAAGAAACTAATGTATTTTTTGATTCAGTAGTTATCCCTAACTATAATTTAGCAAAAGAATTTGTTAATGATTTGGCAAAACAATTAACACAATATGCGCAAAGTGATGGAACTATTACTGTGACTATTGACGCTAGTTGTTCCGCACCTGCTACTGTATCATATAATAAAGAATTGGCTCAAAGAAGGGTTGATTCCATTCTTAAATTTTTTAACGAAAGTGCGGTTTTACAACCATTTATAAAAAATCAAAAATTATTATTCAAGGGAACTGTTCTCGGTGAAAACGCTCAAGTATTACAATTTGATACTGTGAAAAAGGAGTTTAAAATTGGTAAAAACGTAAATTGTACTGATAGTGACCCTAACGCAGTTAATGGGGATACTCAAGTTGGTCCTAATGAGGTTACAACAACAAACGCGATGGCTTGTAGACGAGGATATGTTAAAGCAATATTACCAACTCTTAAACAACCTACAACAACTCCACCGGCACAATACACAACAGTTGTTGAGGAAAATAAAGTATTAAAAACAGTTAAAGAAGAAGTTGTAACCCAAGAATATAAGCCTAGAGATAATATTACTAAAAGAGTTCTAAGGGCTTTATTATCAGAGTGTGATTACTTTGAGACAATCAAGGCAGAAACACCTATGGTTTATGATAACTTGCGAGACAAGTTAAAATTCTTCCAACCGGCATTTCACTCAACAACACCTGAAGGATTAAACTCTCGTCTTACATTCTTACAACAATGTATGAGACCGGGAGATACTATTCCAACAATTAAAGACATTGCAGGTAAACAACAATTACAATATAATAATGCAACAAATACATCATTTGGTGCACCTCCGGTATTGGTATTACGTATTGGAGATTTTTACAATACAAAAATTATTCCAACGTCATTGGGGATACAATATGAATCATTAGATATTAATCCAGAGGGTATTGGTATCCAACCAATGATTGCAAATATTACTCTTGGATTTAACTTTGTTGGTGGAAGTGGATTAAAAGAGTCGATAGATAAATTACAAAATGCTTTAACATTCAATTATTATGCTAACACTGAAATTTGGGATGACAGAGCGGATGTTACCGCACAGGAAGATTTCTTGAAAGTTTTAGATAAAGAATTTTTGGCAATGACGGTACCACCTCAAGCACCTGCGGTTAATCAAGCGGCGGTTGAGAATGGTCAAAATAATAATAGTACCATTGGTGTTACGTTAACAAATGTATTAACAGGAACTAGTGAGACGGGAACTATTAGTTATTCTGATTTTATGGTTAAGTTTGTTAATGAGACTCAAACATATTTCCAAACAGTTGTTAATAAAACAAAAGAAAGTGTTAATCAATATAACAATGCTGTTAGACAACAATGGATGTTGGAACGTTCTTATACTCAAGGTAATTTTAATGTGACTCCACCCGAATGTGTTTTATTTGGAAAACCAAGTAATGTTGAAAAAAGGTTTGATACTATTTTTGGTGAACTTGAATCAAACATTCAAAGTGGGAATGAAGGATTTATTACCTTTATGTCGTCCGCTATTTGTAATTTTTCACCAAAAGTAATCCGTCAATTAAAAGAAAATTATAAGAATTTAGTTAAAAACAAAAGAGCATCATTTCAAAATGCTATTACAAAAATAACTCAAGATATTAGTAATACCGAACAAACATATATTCAAACTATAGGAAGAGCTAATATACTAATTTTTAATGGAAGTACAAATTATACTAAAGGTACTGACGGATATCAGGCAAAATCAGGTCCGGTTAAGGTGTATGTGACTAGTGGAACGTCTGATGTTCATACATCATCAACAGGTGCTTCTAATACATTAGTAGAACTTACTGACGACATTAGAAAAATATGTGAAGGTATTAAAGAATTTAATTTACTTACTTGGAGTGAAACTGAGTTTGTTAATCCTTCGGATAGTTTAACATATAAAGGAGTTTTAGTTTTTGAAACAGACCCGAAAGGTAAATCTCTTGATACTACAGTAACTGTTGATAATGTATTTAAACCATTTAGTAAAAATACACTATTTGATGATAATATTTTTAGAAGAGTTTATATGGTAGTTTCTGATGATGTTGTTGATGATAAAAAATATGAAACATTTAAAACCGCTATGATTGGTAATATTATTAATAACGCTGGGTTATTAAGTGGGGGATTTGATGATGTTGAAGCTAAGTTTGATAACTATTGGATTACTCAAACAAGACCTGTATTTGTTAGTGAAAATAATATAACAAAGGCATTTATTGATGATGTTGAAAAAAATAAATTAAAAAATTATTTAAAATATACACCATTTGATAAGAAAAAAAGGGAGTTTACTTATACAACAGAAACAGATGGTACCGATGATAAGAAAAAATCACAAAAAACTATGATATCTTCATTAGCAGATACGACAAATAGAAACACAGATAATAACAAATGGAATTCTGAAGATGGAGTTTCAGCGGGAGCATACATATCAAAAGTAAAACTTAATTAATGGCATTTCAATATTGGAATAGGTATAGTGAATTTCTAATTAACGGTGAACAAACCGTTGTACCTTACGTGCAGTTACCTCAAAAACCTACAGATAAGGCATTTATTTATAAAGTGGGTAGAAGTCGATTAGATAAAGTATCTCAAGATTATTATGATTCTCCATATTTTAGTTGGTTAATACTCCAAGCTAATCCTCAATTTGGTGGATTAGAAAATACCATATATGATGGTGCGGTATTGATTATACCATTTCCATTACTACCTTCATTACAGGACTATAAGGGAGCATTAGAAAATCATTTTTATTATTATGGCAGGTAACTTAAAAGCAGACAACAGTGGAGATATATTAGTAGAGTTTGATTACAATAATATTATTGTTGTTGACCCTAACAAAACAATTAACTCAGCGGGTAAAATACAAGAAAGATTAATTGACCATGAGAGTTTAGTGATGTATGCAAATTTGGAAGCGGAAGTTCTTCCAAGAACTAAACTTGCGGTAGGGGCAAGTCCTGAAGATAGAATTAGAACTATATCAGTTGCCAAGATGAATTTTTTAAAACCAACTAAAGATAATTTTTTAGGTGTGGGTTATTATGATGAGTTGACTGGTAATAATTCAACTAAGTTTAAGGGTGATAATCAAATGATGGAAAAAAGAGTTCCTGCAAGTGATGGTAATCAAGCTTACACTATTAGTTCACCCGCTGACTTAAAAAATGTATTTGATAATGGTTTATTAGGAATCACATCAATTAATGTAACAACTAACTCATCTTTTGTACCTTCAGTCAGTATGAAGTTAGAAGATGTGCAAGGAAAGGCATTGTTTTCATTAGGTAATAATTCACCATATTCTGCTTTCTTTAATCTTCCTTATCCACCATTTTATTTAACATTGAAAGGGTATTATGGGCAGGCAATCAGATATCAATTAAATTTAGAAAAATTTCATGCGACATTTAACACATTTAGTGGTAACTATCAAGTGGACTTACAATTTAAAGGATATAAGTTTAATGTCCTTAATGAAATCTCAATGGGACATTTATTGGCAGTTCCTCATATGTATGGACAAACTTTCAATGTTTCAACAACTCCGGGAGGTACTCAAGAATCAAACAAAGCTGCTGAATCTCAATCAAGTGTACAGGGAGCTGTTTCAAAAAACAACTCACAAAGCGGTGATGCGTTTACTACTGAAATAGTTTCTGAAAGAGGGTATCAAAAAATTGCTGAACTTTATAGTGAATATAAAGCAAAAGGATTAATTTCTCCTGATTTACCCGAGTTAACAGTATTTCAATTAATGACTAAGTTAAGTACCTTTGAGAATAATATTATGGATTCATTTCCAAAGGCTAAAGTTGAACCTCTAACTAATATTCGAAGTTATAAAGAGGTTTTAAAACAATATTTTTCTGCAGTAAGAGGAGCAAATACTTCTTGGTTTAATACTTATCTTGACCCAAAACCAATTGTATTGAATAATACAAATGAAAGAATTTATATTTTTAAAAAATTAGAACAAACGGAGAAAGAAACTGCGGCTAAATTATTAGAAAGTTATGTTAATAAGTTTAATAAAGCTTTATCTGAAAACGCAACATTAGGTAAAAATGGTGTTTCTCCAATACCAAATCCAATTAAGTTTGTTAATTTTACAGTTGACCCACCTGCGGATGGGGCTATTAACTGGAAAGAAACGGTTAGAATACAAACAGGAAAACTTTTACCAACGGAACAGGATATTAATGCTCTTAAAGAACAGTTATATCAAACAAAAATTCCTATTGTTGTAGTAAATGAGGTTAATGGAAGACAAGTAACTGAAACTGTGAACGCTAGTTTTTTTATTTTTGAAGGTGATAATAGATTTGATAATCAAATTTCATTACTTGAAACAAATGCGAATAAGAAACTATCAGAATATGAATCATCAATTTCTGCGGAATTATTGAGAAAAATTGAAGATACTGATACAGGTCTTGGATTTAAACCAACCGTTAGGAATCTGATTGCAGTTGTAATGGCATCGGCAGAGGCATTTGTTAGATTATTAGATGATGTACATACAAATGCTTGGAATGTTAAATACGACCCTGTCAGAAAAAATGCAATATTAGATAATCCATCATCAGCGCCAAGTACTGAAACAAGAGGAGTTGTAGTTAGGGACCCATTTGCTATAATGAATGATGCTAATTTGTTAAATTCTCAAGAACCGGTTTACCCATGGCCGTTATTTTTTGTTGAAACACCTGAAGATAAAAAAGGTAGATTCCAATTGAAATATATTGCGGACCCAACAATTGTTGATAGAACTCAAGGGTATTTGTTTGATAAATGGCCTGAAGTTGAATTTGTTGAGGAGTATATGAAAGGTATAACACAAAAATTCAGTGTGCCACTCGCTCCACCACCATTAGATAATGAAAGAGATACTAATAGAATTAACATTAATGCAATCGAATTTCCGTCAGCAGGATTACCATATGTTAATAAAGAAGAGGTAAAATTCTTCTATGAAATTTGGGAGAGACAATTTTTAACTTCTCACTATTCAGGATTAATTAGGGCAAATTCCAATCAGATTGATGAATTAATTAAGTTGAATATTGAGGCGGAAGTTAACAATATTGTTAGAGGTCTTGGAATAAGTTCTCCTTATTTAACATTAAAACTTAAAAATTATAATTTAAAGGCAAATTCATATCCTGAGTTCTTACGCACTATTTCGAATAATGGTACAGGAAGGGCGTATCAAGATTATATTCGTGATTTCTTTGTTACACCATATATTAAAAATTTGGTGGATAACTCGTATAGTATTTTATCAACATCAGATATTGGAAAAATACCACAAGTAAGTACTAAATCGTTGGCTCTCGAAACTTTATTAAAAAATGCTTCAAATGAACCACTGGTTGTGGATACATTACCATATACAGACCCTACGTGGTGTTTAACTAATTTAAGTTCAAGTAATAAATCTGTGGGTAACGAAGTTTATGATACAAAGAAAACATTAAAGATATTTGAACCAAGAAAAATTATTTCAAATTTTAATGATGTTTATGATTTTACGACCAATAGACCGGTTACAAATTTTTCATTTTATCAAAATCTAAGTCCATCGGTAGTTGCCACTTTATCAACCGCATTAAACCCATATGGTTTAAACGAATTCTATGTTACTAGAGTTCCTAAAGATTTTGTTGCGACTGAAGGGTATTGTGATTCTACAACACCAACAAATATTTTACCTTTTAAGACAACAACATCTATGTTAAACACCCCATATTTTGTTAATTCAATTATGAATGGTGTTCAAAATAATAGAACAAGTGACCCATATCCTTATGTTCAATCTGCATATCTATTCTTAAATTCACTACCATTGGCGACATTAAGAGAAAGATACAAAACAAAAACGGACACCATTGTTGATGAGTTAGACTATATTTCATCTTGTTTGAAAAAATTTGGTGCGATACATAAATTACCGTATGCTTGGGTATTGAAATATGGTTCAATTTGGCATCGTTATAAAAAATACAAAGAATCAAATGTTGATATTTTATCAACTGCTTGGACTAATTTTGACTATACAACAAATTATAGTCCTATTTTGAGTTCTAATACTCAAAACTATAAGTTTAATTATAATAGTTTACCTATTTCAATAACATTACAAGAGGAGACATCAATTACCGCTAATATGAATATTGGGTTCTACCCTAAAGTAATTAATGACTTTAACGTTTTTTATAATGGTTTTGAATTGTATGATAATTACACTAATGACGAAATTCAAAAAAGTGTGGATAGTGGGATGAAGTTGTATAATTTTACTGATTCTAACATATCTGCCAACCAAAATGGTAAATCATTAAGTCTTACAACATATTCGGTTTTACTTAGTAGTAGTAATTATTACCCTGACGTTAATTGTAATCCTGTTAGTAATACTAAAGGTACTGATTATTTTGTAGTTCCATCATTTGGAAATCCTATAAATCAAACCGAGATTTCTTGTCTTACTAATTTAACAACTACCGCAACTACTGTAGTTAATTTAACATCAAACCCTAATGTTTATAATGGTTCGGTTAGGACTTTATGGTCCGCACCTAACTATGGTTATTTTGATAGTAATCAAATTGCCTATCCGAAACCGGATTCTTACATCAATTTAATTAATAGTGGGGAAACACAATCTCCATTGTACTTTTTAAATGGTGATAACTATACTAAAATTGAAGAGATATTTTCAGTTTTTGAGAAAAAAATATTAGATTCTTTTGAACAAGAGTTTTTGAATTTTAGTAAACCAATTACAAATAGTTCAACAGGTGCCGAAGTTGCTCAGTTCGAAACATCGGTAGTTCAAGTTAATGCAACGTTTAGAAATTTCCAATCATTATTTAGAAATTTAATGACAGTTCCTGTTCAAAGTAAAGGTGTTTCTGACCTTACATATTTTTCAAACACTATTGGTAATCAGTATAATGTTTTTCAGGCGGGTATTAAAGACTTCATGAATTATGATATCTTATTTAGATATGGTAATCCATCAAATTATAGAAGAAGAATTTTTGATTCATATCTTTCACATAACAATACTCAAAAAGTTGTTGACCCAATTGAGTTTCAACCGTATGTACAAAATACATTACCAACTAAAACTAGTTCATTAAGTCTTAGTCAGTCTCAATTGTTAAATCCAAACGCGTGGAAAGCACTTGAAACAGAAGTTGGATTTTCAACAATAAATAATGTTAGATATAGTAGTACTGGTTCATACATCACTGATTTTTTTATTGATAATAATATTCTGTTTTCAGTTGAGAACGTTGTGTTATTGACACCAATCATTAAAATGTATGCTACTCAGAAGTTAAAAAATCCGAGTACAACAGTTGCTCAGTTCCAAGCTCAGATTAATCAATACCTAACCAATGAAAGTGTATTACAGGATAATTTTTTAAATCTTGTTTTAGATGGGGTTAGAAAAGAGTTACCTGACCAACAGCAATTACCAGAAAAAACAGTTCAAACCGTTATTGATGGTCAACAAAGTAAAGTTGAAAACTACGAAGTGTTTAAATCGTTAAATGATAAATGGATTGCGGGTTCTGATTATAAAACTAAGACATTGTTTGAGGATATTCTATTCTTAGATAGGGCATCAAGAAATATTGGTGATACTATCTTATTGGATATTTTTGAAATGAGAAATACATTTAGTCAAAAATCTTTGAACGAAGGTATGAGTGTTTTTACATTTATTAGTGGATTATTGAGAAAGAATAATTTTACTGTGATGAATCTACCGGCATATATTAATTTTTATAATGTTCAGGATGTTGATGGTACAACAATACCAAATAGAGCCGAAGGGTCGTTAGAATTTGCTAATAATTTATGGGGGACATTTTTAAATGTTGATTATAGAAAATCAAGTTCTAAAATGGTTTGTTTTTATGTTGGAAAACCATCTCAATATTTGGAATTACCAAAAGGTAATTTTAGGTTCAGAGATGATGCATTTGATATGAGTAGAGCATCTGAAAATCCATTAATTGAAAATCAAGTTGGTAAAAAAGATTGGGGTGTTTCAAATAAATGTGTTGGGTTTACCGTTGATATTGGAATAAGAAATCAAAATGTTTTTTACTCGTTCAATGTGTCTCAGGATAATGGTAGTGCAACTTCTGAATCAATTGCGACACAGATAAATATGGTTGACCAAGCATCAGGTAAAAATGTTGCAACACAAAACGCGAGTTTGTATAACCTTTATAAACAAAGAAGTTATACATGTTCTGTTGTTTGTTTAGGGAATGCCATGTTACAACCAACAATGTATTTTAATTTAAGACACGTTCCAATGTTTAATGGTCCGTATATGATACAACAAGTTGAACATAGTATTCAACCGGGTCAATTCCAAACATCATTCCAGGGGATTAGACAAGGAATTTATGATTTACCTGCAATTGATAGTTTTATTCAAAGTATGAATCAAAATTTATTAACAAAACTTGAGGGACTTCTTAAAATTAAGAAAGATACTATTAATGTATTAAGTGCGTCAACCAATTCTAATAAAGCAAGTAATACTGTTCAATCTGCAAATAATACAAAAGGAACCACAAATGAATGTGGAAGTCAAGTACTTCCAATTTATCTTAATAAACAGTTTCAAGCGACTAATGCGGTTCTTACAGGAATAACTGAAACAGAATTTGCAAGTGTTCTTAAAAGAATTATGCCAAATAATCCTGAATTGGCGACAATTATTTATTGTATTTCTTATCTTAGGACTTTCCAAAAAGACAGTAATAGTAATTTAGGTAAGTTTTATGGATGGAATAATAACTTTGCAACTGCTCCACTAAATGTTGATTACGGTCAGATTGATGGTACGTTCCTTAATACATATTCTTGTGTTAACCTTAATCCAAATCCTTCAACTAAAGGCACAACACCTGTTGCAAATTTTGCATCAATCAATAACTTTGTTTCATTTATGAGCGCAAGATTACGAGAAAGGGTACAACAAATATTAGACTTGGGTCTTGTAAAATATTATGCTTGTTATTGGCCAATCAAAAATGATAAAGTTCCCGAATCTTATTACGATACCCACATTAAAGATTATGCGGAAACTAAAGAGACATTTGATAAAGCATTAACTTCGGCTCTTAGCGTTGGTGTTGCAACTAAAGCCATTGTTGAAGATTTAAAAAATCAAATTAATAAAGTTGAAAGTCAAGGTAGTAGTAACGGAGTTCCAACTACAACTGCGGTTACCTCAAAATTATCTTGTCCTCCATCATCAATTACATCATTCTCACCTTTATCAGGGAATACAGGAACTGTGGTTCAAGTTAATGGTATTAGTTTTGATGGTACTACTGCAATTACTGTCAATGGAGTTAGTGTTCCAGCAACAGGATTTACGGTATTTAATGATACTACATTAAGATTTAATACTCCAATAATTGGAACAGGTACTGTTGTTAATAAAGGTAAGATTGTTATTACAACTCCTAATGGTACCGCAACAAGTACTGATAATTATACATTTGACCCAGCAATAACAGCATCGGCAGCGTCATCACCGGGTGGATATAATAATCCTCAGAATCAAACTGCAAATGCACCTCAAAGCGAAACTATAAATACTAATCCTCAAGAAACAGGTCCTGACCCTTTAGTTACGGTAATTGATGATAGTATAAAAGGAGAGCTTACTAATGAACTAACAATTTCTGTTAGTCCAACTGCGGGTGTATGGGTTATTCAAACCAATGTTGAAATGGTTGTTTCTGTATTTGATGAGGTAAAAGAAAATAATCAAGTTAAGAGAACTTTAAATAGAGAGGTTAAGAAAATTATTACAAATTATGTAAATAATAATGTTTTCAAAATAACATACAATCAAATTGCGGATATGTTAATTAATCAACCTATTAGTGAGTTTAAAGAAATTCCAATTAAAGATAAACAAGTTGTTATTATTCAATTTACGGTTAAATCAGATGCGGGGGATAAAATTAAATATCCTCAACCTATATCTCGTTCTGCTAATTTTTATTTTACACAATCAAGATATGTTACAACATCTGTGGTGGATGAGTCTCGTCCGGGTTCTTTAATAAAAGTTTCTGAAACACAAAGTGGGGTATTACCTAATTTTAGTGGACCTGATTATTATAACATCAAAAAACCTGCGGGTGGATATATTACATTACAATTTACTTGTACTAAATTAATTAATAAAGGAGGGTTTGAAGTGTACTCAATTCCAAGTATCGACAAACAAAAAATAACAATAGTTAATAATAGTGATACTAAATATACTAATGTTATTACAGTTGATGGTTTAGGTGTTTTCCAAGCGGAGGTGCAATACACCTCAGAAGATTTTGTGGTTACTGATACAACTTCATCACAATTTGGTAAACCAATATCGGCAGGTGCGGTTAGCCCTCCATTCACTTTATAACATAACGATATATTTATAATAAAAACAATTTTATGAACATAAAATCAGCATTAGACAACTATCTTGGGAAATCAACAAGAGTTTCACAAACAGATAACGGTGACGGAACACAACAAGTTTGTGATTTAGACACAGGGGATTGTTATACAATCAGAGAAAGAGATGGTCTTATTGAAAGAGCCGGACACCAAACAACTATTAATAGAAAAGTTAGAGTTGAGACAGCAGGAGGAATTAAACAATTATTAAACGGATAATCAAAATGGCTTTAGATAAGAAATTAATACAAGAAATTACAAGATATCATAATATTAATAAGTATATTATGGAACAAGACGCTGAAGTACCTGAAGACCCAGCAGCTGGGTTGGAGGCGTTAGCTCCACCACCACCGGCAGCAGGAGGAGAGGTACCACCAGCACCTGCACCATCTGAAGCGGTACCACCACCGGCACCGGGAGAAGGGGCACCGCAACCAATTGATGTTGCTAATGACCCTGACGTTGAAAAAATTGATGATGAAGGAGCATCTGAAGAAACAGGAACTAAAGGTGAAGAATCTGAAGAACTTGAAATAACAGATTTGGTTAATTCTCAAAAAAATATTGAAACAAAACAAGAAGAATATTTCGAAAACTTGTTTAACCAATTGTCTAACTTAGAAGCTAAATTAAGTGAGATGGATAATGTAATGAACAAATTAAATTCACTTGAAAGTAAAATTGAGAAGTATCGTGAAAAAACTCCTCAAGAAAAATTAGAGTTAAGAGCTTATGATTCATATCCATTCAATCAAAAACTTTCACAATTCTTTGATGACAAACAAGATGAAATGGAAAAAACAGGAAAAAATGAATATGTTTTAACTTCAGACGAAGTTGAAGATATTAATACAACTGATATCAAAAATTCATTTCGAGCAAATCCTCAAGAAGATGAATACAAAACATCATTCAAACGATAACAAAAAATTTAAAGGTGTCTTAACGGACACCTTTTTTAATTTGACTTTTTACTATTTATCACCTATCTTTATCTAACAATTTAACAATTTAATTTTATAACACATGAGTTCATTAGACGCCGTATTGGCACAGTACGAAAGTTCAAAACAATCAGGGGGCGGAGCCCAAGGGAAAATGTCGCAAGACGAAAGAATGAAAAAATATTTTGCACTTATCTTGAGTGATAAGGAGCAATCAGGGCAAAGAAGAGTTAGAATCTTACCTACAAGTGATGGTTCATCACCATTTAAAGAAGCTTGGTATCATGAGATACAAGTAGGTGGACAATGGCAAAAATTCTACGACCCGGGAAAAAATGATAACGAACGTTCACCTTTAAATGAGGTTTATGAAGAGTTAATTTCAACCGGAAAAGAATCGGACAAACAATTAGCGGCTCAGTATCGTTCTCGTAAATTCTATATTGTAAAAGTTATTGATAGAGATAAAGAAGAAGACGGACCAAAATTTTGGAGATTTAAACACAACTACAAAAATGATGGTATCTTAGATAAAATCATTCCAATTTGGAGAAACAAAGGAGACATTACTGATGCTAACATCGGTAGAGATTTAATCATTGAATTAAATAAAACAAAGGCTCCAAATGGTAAAGAATATACTGCAGTATCTACAATTATGTACGAAGACCAAGGACCGGTACATACTGACCCGGCTCAAGCAAACGCTTGGATTACTGACGAATTAACATGGTTAGATGTTTATTCTAAAAAACCTGTTGAATATCTTGAAGCAATCGCTCGTGGAGAAACACCAAAATGGGATTCAGAAAAAGGTGGTTATTCTTACGAAAGTGATTCAGTTAATACGGAATCATTTGGTGGTGGAAAATCTCAAAGTTCTGCACCGGTTGACCCTCAAGCAAATGACTTTCCGGAGGAAGATTTACCATTTTAGAAATGACATTTAAAGAAGAAATTGATTTACAATTAAGAGATAATAAAATGTTATCTTATGAAATTCTAAGTCAACTAAAAGATAAAACTTACTTCTCAGGTAGAAGTAAACAAATTGGTGATAGCGTTTTATTTGGAATGTTGGATGAAGGTACTAATGAAGAAGGTGTAATTAGTAGTCGATTGATTACTTTTCATGAAGAAGAAATTAATGTACTATATGGGGAAGATACTTCAAAATACAATAGAAATAAAACGAACAAATTACCACACATTAAAAGAATAGAAAATGGCGATTAAGAAAAACGATTTCAAATCAATTAAAGATAAATTCTCAGTATCGGCAAAATACAAACCACAAAGATTTTTTGACTTAGGTCCTGATTTCTTAGATGCTGTTGGATTACCAGGACCGGCTATTGGACATATTAATATGTTCTTAGGTCACTCGGATACAGGTAAAACAACGGCTCTTGTGAAAACAGCAGTTGATGCACAAAAGAAAGGTATTCTTCCTGTGTTTATTATTACTGAACAGAAATGGTCGTTCGAACATGCTAAGTTAATGGGATTTGATTGTGAAGAAGTTGTTGATGAAGAAACAGGTGAATTAGATTGGGACGGATTTTACATCTTCAATAATAACTTTGACTACATCGAACAAATTACTGACTACATTAATAATTTATTAGACGAACAAGAAAAAGGTAACTTAGATTATAGTTTATGTTTTATGTGGGATTCAGTAGGGTCTGTACCTTGTAAAATGACTTATGAAGGTAAGGGTGGTAAACAACATAACGCTTCAACTTTAGCAGATAAAATTGGTATGGGTATCAATCAAAGAATCTCAGGTTCTCGTAAGTCTGATTCAAAATATGAAAATACTTTAATCATTGTTAATCAACCGTGGGTTGAATTACCTGATAATCCATTTGGTCAACCTAAAATTAAAGCTAAGGGTGGTGAGGCAATTTGGTTAAACTCATCATTAGTTTATTTATTTGGAAATCAAAAAGGTGCGGGAACTACTAAGATTACCGCAACCAAAGATAAACGAACTATTAAGTTCGCATCAAGAACAAAGGTTTCGGTAATGAAAAATCACATCAATGGGTTAGGTTATGATGATGGAAAAATTATTGTGACACCACACGGATTCATTGCGGGTAAAGACACTGCGGAAGAAAAAATTAATATTGAAAAATATAAAAAAGAATACGCAGAATATTGGAAGAATATCATCGGAACAGATGGTGATTTTGACCTAAAAGAAGAAAAAGAAGCTTAGTTTATTCACCACTAAATCACCAATGTGATTAAAACATTATTAATAGACGGTTCCAACTTAATGAAGATTGGATTCCACGGAGTAAAAGACCTTTATAGTGACGGAAGTCACTTAGGGGCTATTTACCACTTTATAAACACAATTCGGAAATTCCTTGAGGAACATAACTACGACAAGGTAGTTGTGTTCTGGGATGCCGAACATAGTTCATCCACTCGGAAAGAACTTTATCCACAGTATAAAGGAAATAGAAAACAAGATATGAATGAGTTTAAATACGAATCATATCTACAACAAAACGCTCGTATTAAAGAATATCTTGAGGAAGTCTTTGTTAGACAAGTTGAGATGGTTTACAATGAGGCGGATGATTTGATTGCTTATTATTGTCAGAGAGCAACTAATGAAGAGATTACCATTTTTTCATCAGATAAAGACCTTACACAGCTTATTTCAGATAAGGTTACCATTTACTCGCCAAACGCAAAACAATACTTTAAACAGGGTGATATGATTACAATTAATAAAATTCAGATACCTCACTATAATGTATTACTTTGTAAGATTCTTACCGGAGATAATTCAGATAACATTAGTGGAATTGAAGGTTTAGGGGAAAAAACTTTAGTTAAATTATTCCCTGAAATGTTGGTTAAACCATGCACTATCAACGAAATAAGGGTTAATGCCGGAATTATCATGCAGGGAAAGAAATCAAAAGTATTGGAAAATATTTTGACTGGTAAAACAAAAAATGGTATACTTGGTGAAGAGTATTATACTACAAACAAAAAAATAGTTGATTTATCTAACCCCTTAATAACTGACGATGGAAAAGAATTAGTTGACCAAATAATCACCGACACGATTGACCCTACCGATAGGGGATATAAAAATTTAATGAGAATGATGATGGAGGACGGTCTCTTCAAATATCTTCCAAAAAACGATGAAGCTTGGGTAAACTTCCTAAGACCATTCATGAAATTAACAAGAAAAGAAAAAAGAAACACAAACAAAAATTAAATTTATGAGAGAGCAAGAAAGCACTAAGATGGAATTTTTATTGACATTAAACGATAACATCGTAGTCCAAAGATTCTTTAACGTAAGAGGGTTCAACCCAAAAGCAAAAAGTTCAATTGAACTATATGAATTCGTTGCTGAATTCAAAGAAGAACTTCAAGAATACTTGAAAATGAAGACATTGGCGTATATGATGGATAACCAAGATTCAATTATGCATGACCCAAGTATTATGGACACATCATTCACTGATGGACCTGAAGTGTTCAACATTATCATCAAATTAGGTGAACAGACAATTTGTCATAGAATTTTTGATGGAAAATTTTATCCACCAAAAGTTCGTTATACTGTCGATGTAAGACCTTTCCTAAAGGAAAGTCTTCGAGGATTGACTGACATTTTTTCAGATAAAAAATTAAGTATTTAATAATACAAGGATAACTTTTAAAACAATTTATGAATAAAAATTTCGATTATTTAGGGAACACATTTCAATTACAATTACTGAATCAGATTATATTAGATAAGGACTTTTCATCTTCAATTATGGATGTTATTGAGCCAATCTATTTCGACAACAAGTACTTCAAAATCATTTTACAGATGATAAAAGAGTATCACAAGAAATATGAATCTACACCTAATTTCGATACTCTTGAGCAGATAGTTAAGTCTGAAATCCCACAAGAGATGGTTGCCAAGATTGTTTTGGACACATTAACACAAGTAAAAGACGCTCCATTTGAAGGAACTACTTTTGTTCAAGAGAAAGCTTTAAAGTTCTGTAAACAACAAGAACTTCAAAAGGCGATGGACAAAGCTCAAAAGATTATTACTCAAGGGGATTTTGAGTCTTATGATAAGGTAGAAGGACTTGTGAGAGACGCATTACAGGTTGGGGAGATTGATAAAGGTCAAACTGATATCTTCGCTAATTTAGATACCGTACTTGATGAGGATTATCGTCACCCAATTCCAATGGGAATTAAAGGTATTGACAAACTACTTAAAGGTGGATTGGCTAAAGGTGAGATTGGAGTTATATTGGCACCAACAGGTGTTGGTAAAACAACTATCCTATCTAAAATTTCAAATACGGCATTTAATCTTGGTTATAACGTACTTCAAATATTTTTTGAAGACAACCCAAAAATTATACAAAGAAAACACTTCACAATGTGGACAGGTATCGAACCGGACAACTTGGTTCAACACAAAGACGAAGTGATGAGTAAAATAACTGAGATTAAAGAGACAATGCAAAACAGATTGGTTTTGAAAAAATTAGCGTCAGATACGATGACTATGAGTCAAATTAAAAATCAAGTTAGAAAGATGATTGCCGATGGTGTTAAACTTGATATGGTTTTACTAGACTATATTGATTGTGTTCTACCGGAATCAAGTAGTAAAGACGAATGGAAAGCTGAAGGGTCTGTAATGAGAGGATTCGAGGCGATGTGTCATGAACTTGATTTAGTTGGTTGGACCGCAACACAAGGTAACAGAGCTTCAATTTCATCGGAAGTTGTAACTACAGACCAAATGGGTGGGTCAATTAAAAAGGCTCAAGTTGGTCACGTAATTATTTCGGTGGCTAAAACATTACAACAAAAAGAGATGGGTCTTGCAACCATCGCAATTACTAAAAGTCGTTTAGGACAAGATGGAGTTGTTTTTGAAAATTGTAAATTCAATAACGAATTACTTGAAATAGACACAGAAAGTTCAGTGACATTCTTAGGGTTTGAAGAACAACAAGAAGATAGAAAAAAAGATAGAGTTAAAGAACTTTTGGAAAAAAGAAAACAAAGAGAAAGAGAACAACAAGGTCAACAAACACAAATTTAATTTAAAACATGAAAGAAAAAATATTAGAACCAAATAATGACAGATTTGTCATTTTCCCTATCGAACACAATGATATATGGGAATTTTATAAACAACACCAAGCGGCGTTTTGGACTGCGGAAGAAGTGGATTTATCTAACGATATTAGAGATTGGGAAAATCTATCTGATAATGAGAGATATTTTCTTAAAAATATATTGGCGTTTTTCGCAGCTTCTGATGGTATTGTAAATGAGAACTTAGCTGAGAATTTCTTAAAAGAAGTTCAGTATGCTGAAGCAAAATTCTTTTACGGATTCCAAATTATGATGGAGAATATTCACTCGTTAATGTATTCATTATTGATTGATACTTATGTGTCTGATGATAAAGAGAAAGACGAATGTTTCCACGCAATTGATAGATTACCTGCAGTTCAAAAGAAAGCAAAATGGGCTCTTGATTGGATTGAGAATGCTTCCTTCCAAGAAAGATTAGTTGCTTTCGCAGCGGTTGAAGGTATCTTCTTCTCAGGTTCATTCTGTTCAATTTTTTGGTTGAAATCAAGAGGAATAATGCAAGGTTTATGTAATGCTAATTCACTTATCTTTAAAGATGAGAATTTACATTGTGATTTTGCTATTCATTTGATTAATAATCACGTTGAGAACAAACCAAGTGAAAAAAGAATTAAAGAAATTTTATTATCTGCATTAGAGATTGAGAAAGAATTTATTACTGAATCATTACCTGTATCTTTAATTGGTATGAATTCTAATTTGATGAAACAATATTTAGAATTTGTTACGGATGGTTTATTAGTTAAATTTGGATGTAAAAAACAATTCAATGTTGAACAACCATTCAAATTTATGGAACAAATTGCTGTTGAGACTAAAGGAAACTTTTTTGAATCAAGAACAATGGAATACCAAAAAGCTAAATTAGGTGAATCATTAACATTTACAGACGAATTTTAATATGATGTCATTAAAGATAAAAAAAAGAGGGGGAGATGAAGTTTCATTTAACCCTCAAAAAATTTACAATAGAGTTAAACGAGCAGCAAAAGGGTTAAACGTTAACTCAGACGAAATTTTTATTAAAGTGATTACTTCAGTACCAACTGAAGGGTTTATTACAACTAAAGAGTTAGATAAATTAGTGTATGAAATTGCCGCGTCTTATACCGGCAGTCATCACGACTATTCAAGACTAGCATCATCTGTTGCTATTTCTGCGTATCATAAAGAGACTGACGGAAGTTTCTGTAATACAATGCATACCTTACATGTTGATGGAATCATTAATGATAAGTTAATGGAAACTATTGAACTATATGGTCCTGAAAATATTGATTCTATAATAAATCATGAAAATGATTATAATTTTGATTATTTTGCGTGGAAATCATTACAGGAAATGTATTTGTTAAAAAACCCTGAAGGTAGAGTAATTGAAAGACCTCAACATATGTATATGAGAGTTGCCTTATGGGTTACTAAATCATTTGAACAAGCGGTTGAGTATTATCAATCATTATCAAATCAACTTATTTCTCCTGCAACACCAATTATGATTAATGCAGGTACTAAAACACCTCAACTAGCATCTTGTGTATTGAAATACAATCACGGAGATTCAAGAGAAGGGTTATTACAAACATTAAATGACATTTCAACTTATTCATCAGATGCTGCAGGAATTGGGTTATGTATGTCTAATATACGTAGTAAAGAAAGTAGAATTAACTCATCAGGTGGATTTGCTGGTGGATTGTTGAAATACCTTAAAATTGTAAATGAGTCGTTACGTTTCTTTAACCAACAAGGGAGAAGACCGGGTAGTGCCGCTATCTATATTGAACCTTGGCATAAAGACATCATTGATTTACTTGAAATCAAAAAGAATACAGGTGCTGAGGAGTTAAGAGCTAAAGATTTATTTACCTCAATTTGGTTACCGGACAACTTTATGAATGCGGTTAAAAACAACGATGATTGGTATTTGTTCTGTCCTAACGACATTAAAAAAGCGGGTATCAAACCATTACAGGAAACTTATGGTGATGAGTACGAATCGAACTACAACAAAGCGGTTGAACTTGGTTTAGGTAAAAAAGTAAAAGCGCAAACAATTTGGAACAAAATTATTGAATCTCAAGTTGAAACAGGGGTTCCTTACTTATGTTCTAAAGATAGTGCTAATAAAAAAACAAATCATCAAAACATTGGTGTGATTAAACAATCTAACCTATGTAATGAGATTTACCAATATACTGATGAGAACACTACAGCAATCTGTACATTATCATCAATGGTATTAAAAAACTTTATTATTAAAGGTGAGTTTGATTTCAAATTACTTTATAGTGAAGTTAGAAAAGTTGTTAGAGCACTTAACAAAGTTGTTGATATTAATAGTTACTCAACTGAACAAGGTAGAAAAGGTGGTTTAGAACAAAGAGCAATTGCTATTGGAACACAAGGTCTTGCTGACGTATTCTTTTTGATGGATTATATCTTCACAACTGAAGAGGCAAAAAAACTTAATAAACAAATCTTTGAAACTATCTACTTCGCGGCAATCACCGAGAGTATGGAGTTATGTAAATCAGGTGAATATAAACCATATGAGTTCTTCAAAGGTTCACCAATGTCAAAAGGTATATTCCAATTTGATATGTGGGGATTAGATTACGAAGGGTTAAGTAGAATGTGGGATTGGGATTCACTTAAATCAGATGTATCTAACTACGGGGTTTGTAACTCGTTATTCACGGCTCAGATGCCAGTTGCATCTTCAGCTAAAATTACAGGTTCATTTGAAATGACTGAACCAGCTCACTCGGCATTATTCAATCGTCGTGTAGTTGGTGGAGAAATCTTAATTGTAAACAAATACTTAATTAATGATTTTGAAAAAATTGGTATTTGGTCTGAAGATTTGAAGAATGAAATCATTATGAATGAAGGTTCGATTCAAAACATCAATTTTAATAATTATCTTGACCAAGAAGACAAAAATTACAATAAGAAAGTAAAAAGAATTGAACATTTAATTCCAAAATACAAAACAGTTTGGGAGATATCTCAAAGAGAACTTATTGATATGGCGGCAGACAGAGCACCATTTATTGACCAATCACAATCGATGAATATCTATATGTCAGAACCAACATTATCAAAAATTTCATCATCACACTTCCATTCATGGGGTAAAGGATTGAAAACTCTTTGTTATTATGTTAGAACTAAAGCGATATCAACCGGAGCAAAACACTTGGCGGTGGATATTTCGAAAGTGAATCAATCAACGATTAAACAAGAGAAACCAAAAGTTAATATTGTTGAAACAACAACAAAACCAACAGATTCAGAATTCGAATGTTTTGGATGCGGTTCATAATAAAATACTAATAATTATATTAATCCCGACAATGTCGGGATTTTTTATTTTTAGGTATTTATAAGAAATAATCATAACACTATAATTATAGATATGGCAGACGGAACAACATATGGTCTTAATTTCCCTTTTAGGGATTCGGTAAAGGGTGACTATTTACAACTAACTGAATTTGAAGCACAAGAAATTAAAGCAGATTTAATTCACTTACTTTTGACTCGAAAAGGTTCAAGATATTATTTACCAACATTTGGGACAAGACTTTATGAGTTTTTGTTTGAACCATTTGATGGGTTAACATTTGATGCTATTGAATCTGATATTCGAGATGCTGTGGCGGCTTTTATGCCAAATTTGTTATTGAACCAAATCACAATAAGTCCCGCTGACCCTCAAGAAGAAGTCGACTTAGCAACAGGTACTGCAACGGTGGGGAGTAGTGAATCGTCAGTTTATAGATTTCCGGGTAAAGGAACTTCAGAATATACCGCAAAAATAAAAATAGATTACTCAACCGATAAATCAACTTTTGGTCCGAGTGATTTCATTATCATTAATATTTAATATTGTATGGCAAATCGTAATATATCATATACTACAAGAGATTATCAGGGAATAAGAACTGAGTTATTAAACTATGTAAGAACTTACTACCCTGAATTAATACAGGACTTCAACGATGCTTCTGTGTTCTCTGTATTCATAGACTTGAATGCTGCGGTTGCGGATAACTTACATTACCATATAGATAGAAGTATCCAAGAAACTGTTTTACAGTATGCTCAACAAAGGTCATCTATCTACAATATTGCTAGAACTTATGGTTTAAAACTACCGGGACAAAGACCATCAGTTGCGTTAGTTGATTTTTCTATCACAGTTCCGGCTTTCGGGGATAAAGAGGATGAGAGATACTTAGGGACATTGACAAGAGGTTCTCAAGTTGTTGGGGCTGGTATTGTGTTTGAAAACATTTATGATGTTGATTTTACGTCACCATACAATGCTCAAGGGTTTCCAAACCGTTTGAAAATACCAAATTTTAATGCAAATAATGTCCTTATTAACTATACAATTACAAAAAGAGAATTGGTTGTTAATGGTATTACTAAAGTGTTCAAAAGAGTTATTACTCCTAATGATGTTAAACCATTCTTCGAACTATTCTTACCTGAAAAAAATGTGTTAGGAATTACAAGTGTATTACTAAAAAGTGGTACAGAGTATACGAATGTACCGTCAACTGCGGAATTTTTAGGGGTATCAAACAAATGGTATGAGGTTGATGCGTTAGCGGAAGACAGAGTATTCATCGAAGACCCAACAAAAGTTTCAGACCAACCGGGTATTAAAGTTGGAAAATATATTCAAACTTCTAATAGATTTATTACAGAATATACTCCGGAAGGATTTAAGAAAATGACATTTGGTGGTGGTACTAATACTGCTCAAGATGCTTTAGACCAATTTACAACAGTTGGTGCTACAATTGATTTACAAAGATATTCAAACAATTTCTCATTAGGGTCTGCGTTAACTCCTAACTCAACACTATTCATTCAATATCGAGTTGGTGGTGGATTGGCAACAAATTTAGGGACAAATGTTATCAATCAAATTGGTACTGTGAATTTCTTTGTAAACGGACCATCTGAAACAACAAACTCATCAGTGGTTAATTCATTAAGATGTAACAACGTGACTGCGGCTATTGGAGGTTCTGGTGTCCCATCATTGGAAGAAATTAGAAACTATGTATCATTTAACTTCTCTGCACAAAAAAGAGCGGTTACGGTTCAAGATTACGAATCGATTATTAGAAATATGCCTGCGGAGTTTGGTGCACCCGCTAAAGTTTCAATCACGGAAAATAATAATAAGATATTAATCCAATTATTATCTTATGACACTTCAGGAAAATTAACAAGTATTGTATCAGATACTTTAAGACAGAATGTTGCAAATTATCTATCAAATTATAGAATGATGAATGATTACATCTCAATTTTAACTGCTGAGGTTATTGACTTAAGTATTGATGTTCAAATTGTTTTAGATTCTGCACAAAATTCAGGACAGGTTATTTCAGATGTTGTTGATAGAATATCAACTTACTTTAATCCTCAAACACGAGAGTTAGGTCAAAATGTTTATTTATCAGAATTAAAAAGTATTGTTCAAAATCAAAACGGTGTGTTAACAGTTGCTGGACTGAATGTTTACAATAATGTTGGTGGTCAATATTCATCTGCGGAAACGTCTATGGAATATTCAGACCCTGAAACTAAACAAATTGCAACAGTAGATGATACTATCTTTGCTCAACCATCTCAAGTATATCAAGTTAGATACCCTAACAAAGATATTAGAGTATCTGTTAAAAATTTCCAATCAGTAACATTCTCTTAACAGGTTTATTTCTGGTCTAACTAGTTTATAATTAAATATGGTGTGTGTTAATTTTAAAAATCACACATAAACTATTTATAAATTAAAAGAATTGGATGGGTCAGTCATATAGAATTAGAACCGAATTAGGGATTAACAAAACAATTAATGTTCAGTTAGACCAAGATTTTGAGTTCTTAGAAATCTTATCGTTAAAAATACAACAAACTGACGTTTATAGTAGAAGTTGTTCTGAATACGGTGTTGTTGTTGGGAGAGTTACTGCAAATAATGGATTTGGTATTCCAAATGCTCGAGTATCCGTTTTTATTCCAATATCATCAGTTGATGAATCTAATCCACTAATAACAAGTATCTATCCTTATAAGTCTCCAACTGATAAAAATGAGGATGGATATAGATACAATCTTTTACCTTATGAAAAATCCTATTCTGCTCACGCGGCAACAGGAACTTTACCTACAAGAGATGATGTCTTAACAGGTGGCACTGCTCTTGAAATTTACGACAAATATTATACATATACGACCAAAACAAACGAGAGTGGTGACTATATGATAATGGGAGTTCCATTAGGGTCACAAACTTTAGTAATGGATGTTGATTTATCAGACATCGGTGAATTCTCTTTAACACCTCAAGATTTAATTAGAGTTGGATTAGCGACAGAAGGTCAAGTTGCGGGTAACCGTTTTAAAACTTCATCAGATTTATCATCATTACCACAAATTATCACCTTAACTAAAACTTTATCAGTTGCTCCTCTATGGGGAGACCCAGACATTTGTCAAATTTCTGTAAATCGTGTTGATTTTGACTTGAGAGGAGATGCTAATGTTGATATACAACCAACCGCAGTTTTTATGGGTTCTCTATTTTCTTCACCTGATGGTTTTCGTGTTAGAAGTAACGCAAAACCAAGAGATGACATGGGTAATTTATGTGAATTAGTTGCAGGACCTGGACAAATTTTAGCTATTAGACAAACAATTAATTATGATGCTGATGGTAATCCGATATTAGAACAATATCAAATGGAACAATCGGGTAACATTATTGATGGTAATGGAACGTGGTTAACTGAGTTACCAATGAATTTGGATTATTTCACAACAAACCAGTTTGGAGAGAAAGTACTTTCAAATGACCCTGCAATTGGTATCCCAACAAAAGGAAAATATCGTTTTAAAGTTAAATGGTCTCAACCTCCAAGTGTTTCGGAACAAACGAAAAGAGCTTATTATTTAATTCCAAATGTTAAAGAATATGGATGGGGAGGTACCGGAGTTGACCCAAATTATTTAAGTACTGGTTCAATAGAAAACCAACGACTATCATCATCATATTATTTTGGTCTTGATTGGTCGGGATATACACAAGGATTTAACCAACCTGCTCAAGCCACATTAAAAAATCAATTATTAAATTCAAAAATAAATTGTGAGGATACTTTTTATCAATTTGAGTTCAATAAAGTTTATACTGTTGCTAGTTTTATTGATGAATATAAGAGTGGTGCTAAAGGAAGATTTATTGGGATTAAAGAAATTGATAATAATGATTGTGCGTCAACAATTAATAAATTCCCTGTAAATGATGGGTTTAGAAATTTTGACTTATTATATTTTATATTTGCGATTTTAATGCAAATACTCCAATTAATTGGTATACCATTAATTATTATTTATCATTTTCTTGCTTATTTATGGAATAATTTTGCGGTTCCAATATTGGCTTATTTTATTGTTCAATTTGGGTTTAATGCGTATTTTGAATTTCAACTAGCATATGCCGCAATTGCAGGTGCTACCGGATTTTCATTTGGATTATTATTGCAGGTTGGTCCATTTATTTTAAAAGGATTATTATGGACTGCAATTGCATTATTTTTAGCATTAAAATTTAGAGAAATTGTTTCGTATAAGTTTGGGCGTATTAAGTTACCAATGATACAGTATCCTGACTGTCAAGCGTGTGAATGTGACGCTGAAACTACTGAACCTGGAGGTGGTGATGGTACTAATGAATCTCCACCTGCAGCTGGATTAGTTACTCAATTATCAGGTCCGAGCAGTTATTATGATAATACACTTACATATCAAACTAATTTAAATTTATCACCGGGTTTTAAATATCAATATGGTAGCGATATGGTGGGAGCTAATGGACTTGCGTTTTATCCTGGTAATGGTGCTGATGGAGCGAATGTTCCAATTGATGATTTTGATGATTGGAATTCAATTGCGACAAATATGAAAGTAGTTGGGATTGCAGGGTACGCTTCAAAAAGTAATAAACCCCAAATTTTTAAAATTAACACTAGTGAAAGTGTTTCAATATACCCTAATGCTGGTGAAAGAGAATTTGTTGTTGGTATGTCATTACCTGTTGGTGAAAGGATAAATGTTTTTAATACTCGAGGTAAATATTTTACAGGAGAAAATAAGATTAAAGTTACATTTGCTAAACCTCAAAATGGTAGTAAATATCATTTTGATAATACTTTAACTATTTTGTCTACCCAAGACTTAAGTGCTGGAGATATGATTACTTTTATTAATCCAACAAGAACAACAGATTCAAATTATTTATGGTCAGGACAAACTAGTGTTGGAGGTAATTTATTAAATGGTATTAATGGGGTTGTTAATCTAAATAGTAGATTAAACGTTCCGGTTAATTTTGCAAATACACAAACATCTAACAGTACTCAAGTATATGATTTACCTAAAATAACAGGTAATACTTGTGTGGCTAGTTTTACTATTAAAATTACAGAACCTGGTACAATTACTTATCAAACTTGTCCCGGTTATACGGTGACAACAGTAATTACAACAACTGGTTTTACTTCATTTAGTAATGAATATTGTATTAACGTTAGTACCATTGGGGGTACTGCGGAATATGAATATTCAGGATTGACAACAGGTGTTGATTGTCAAAGATATATTTATCCATCAGATATTGAATATTATCAAGTTTTAACCGCAATTACAATAACAACAACAGTGGTTAATGGGGTTACAACTTATACTAATCCAAACTTTAATGGGTCGACAGGTATATGGGGAGCGTTAAATGCTCCAAATCCAATCCAAGTTTGGAATTTAATTGACGGTAGTGGATGGGGTAAATTCAGACCTATTGAAAATTTACCAACAACTCTTTTGGGGGATTTTAAAGAACAAAAAATATTAATCTTACAAAGAGGTGTTGACCCATATTCTCCAAAATATACTAATCAATATGGTATTGGTAAAATTTTAGGTTATCCGAATGAAGATGACGTTATAATAACAGGAAATACTCGTTTAAATATTCCAATTCAAGCGTTACCTCCGGGCTCTACAATTTCGGTTCAAAATCATAGAGTTGAATCACAAATTTTCTTTCCAACGTATTCATATACACCGGGAACGCCAACAACTGTTTGGAGTGGATTCTCAACAAGTAATGTTGGGTATTATGGTAGTTTAGATGCAAGTACTACATTCAATTACTCAGCTCCCTTTTCAAATGGAGGGGTTACAGGTGTTAGGGCTGTAAGTAATGGGTATTATTCAACAAATAGATACTATTCTGATACTGTTGTTTCACCTTATAATTCAAATAACTATTATAGTAGTGCTGAGGATTTATCGGGAGCAGCTATAATGTGGGGTGATAAAGAAAGTAAAACTTTTCAAGATAGATATTATGACTTTGGATGGAAGTTGAATAATGTACGCCAAGGTTATACAAGATGGATTGGAATACCATTATCTTTATATTATAGTCCAAATTTATACAGTAGTTTTACAGGGGTATCAACCACAAATAGTGGTAAATTACGTTTAGTTGATTCTAATAAAATTGTAATGAGAACTGACCGTTTACCATCATCAGATTTTTGTGATAATAAAAATGGTTTTGGTCCTCAAAATAATGCAAGTTTATTACAACAAAATTTAGGATTTGCAGTTTATTTAGTGGATTCAGGTGATGGCTATTCAGTTAGTTCATCCCAATTTAGCACAGGAGCTAGTATTGTGACACCGGATATTGAAGGTCAGGTAGGTGCAACAAATGTTATTCGTAGTTTAAATACCTGTCAAAATATGGTTGGTCTTGATTGTTATAGTGGTAATAGTATTAATTTTGGTATTAAAGATGGATGTCAAGCAAATGATGTTGTAGAAAATGGTTGTTACATTATGGTCAATAGACCATTGACTGATTTAGGTCAAGATTTAGGTACTTTTGCAGAGTGGGCTTTTAGATTTAGATTTTTTTATGGTCTATGTCGAGGAGTTTTATCTCAATCATTTGTTAATAATTGGGTAAATGGTACTTTATATGCGTTCCCGATTCAAGTTGACACTTATTATGATAAAAATAATCAACCGGAAGCTCCGGATTATCCAAAACAATTAATCCATTTTGATACTAAGACAAACACTTTTTATTATAGAAGTAGTCCTTGGAATCAAAATACCGGTAAATTTATTGGTAGACCAGTAAATGGTCAAATTTCACCAACAAATAATCGACAATTATTATTTCCAACCACAATTGTAAATTTAGGAATTAAAGATGATTTTTATCAAGAAATTATTTTTGACCCATCAGCAAGAGGATATATTATGAAAAGTTTAAATCCAACAAGTTATTCCGATACTTCTGATTTGGTTAATTTATTTGTTATTAGTAGAATTACAGATGAAACTTTTTTACAACAAATTATATCGTTAAATCCTAATAATAACTTAGACCAATTATTTACAAGACCTTATAAAAGAATTGATGGAGATTTAGCTCAAACAATGTCAATTAATTCTGAGTATGGTGTAATACCATTTTCTCCTGAATTTTATGCAAGTAATGGAGTCCCAAGTGACCCGGTACAAATATTAGGTAGTTATGGTAACCCAACGATGGCAATTTATTTCTCATCAACGACAATTGATTTACAAAATAAGGATTTTTTAAGTCCAGGTGTTATTGATTTTAGACCATCTCCAGGTGCGAATGCAATCACATACCCATATGGAATTAAATCTCAAGAGGTACCATTTTATCAATGGAGTATAAATCCAACTAGTGCAACCGGTATCTTTGGTACTGAAAAAAATAGTTGGGTGACAAACACTGCGGATATCTTCTCGAATAATTACCAAGGGTTAGATAGAAGAAGATTAACTAATGATAGTTATTTCTACGGACCAAATGCAAACATTAGTGATATCTATCAAAGAGGGTATTTGTTTAATGTTAGTGGTGATACATCAAATCCTTTAAATTATACTTATGTCGCGGTACCTCAACCTAATTCAGGGTACCCTACACGATTTTTAGTTGGTGCTCCTAATCATTTTTATTTTGGGATAATTAAAGGGGAAACTGCTTTAGATAAATTCAAAGAAAAATACTCAATAGATGAATAATTATACTATAATACCAAGTAATCTTAAGTATAAAGGAGCTCCTTCTGTTAATGAAAAGTTAACCATATCTTTAGACCAGACAAATCAACAGATAACTGAATATGATAGAAGTGCAACCATAAGTCTTGCTCAAGTTTATGATGACGAAAGGCAAGCTTGTACGGTTTTTAGACCAACATTCAAAGTAAATTATTTGTATGACAATACCTATACCGGTACAACAACATTCTTACCATTTCAGTATAATTTATATTATGTAAATCCTGAACAATCATTTGTTAGTGGTACTTGGAAAGGGTTTCCTCAATTCTATGAGTTTGATTTTTTTAGACCTATTGTAGATAATCAACATTTTCCGTATAAATCTAAAAGTGCTTATACGTACAATTGGATGTATTATTTAACGTATCCGTATGCTAATAATTATAAAAAGAAATTGGCGTATTATGCTAGTACTTGGGCGGATAATTGGATTGCGGAAGATGGTATTCCATTTTCTATCGAAAATATTGAGATTAACGGTAATGGTTTAATTTCTTTTAAATGTATTGGTGCTCATGGATTAACACCAAATGAATATGTTGAATTATCCTTAACTTATAGGAACTCAAATATATTTCAAGTTTACTCATTAGGTAATGGGTTATTTGATAGTGACCCATATGTATTTAATGTTTTAGATATTGGGTATACCGGAACAACGTTTGGAAATAATGTTACGGGGACATTTAAGAGAGTAATCAATCCTGATAATTTAACTGAGACCAAATCAAAATATTATGTTAGAGAACATAAGGTGATAACTAATTTAGACGATATTATTGTTACTAAGATTGGGTTTGAAAAAAATGTATTTAATGAGGCTAGAAAATTTGAGTATAGTTCCATAACGCCTAATCAGTTATCAAGGATATCACAAAAAACAAGTAGTAATTCATATAATATGACATCGGCATATGATTTAGATTTTGCCGGTTATATTGATAATCAAAAACGACCATTAAGTGAAATTTTTTTAACAATAATTAATAAAGGTTATTCGGGGTATTTTAATGAACCGTCATTCGGAGTTGGGTTAAAACAAGGGTGGGAATTCAATTTGACACAGACAGTTAATGCATATTGGGATTTAAATAATAATGAATCAAATTCGACAATTCCATTGTCTTCATATACACAAACTAGTGGTTCAACTAAAACATTTTATTATAACGGTGACTTACAAAAGGGAGATATATTGGATGGAGATTTTTGTGAATGGAATGATTATGAACAAATTGAAAGAGTTATTTCACCTTATTACCATAAAATAAATTATAATCAAAAAGTTTTTCAGACATCTGATTTTTATAGTACTAACACATTAGGGTTTTATTATCAACCTCATAACGCAATGACTTTGAAGGTTTTTTCTGATTATATTGAAACCGGAGATGTTGGATTTATTGAGCAAATTCCAAGTTATGCATTTTATTCAAGTGCTGACCAACAGTTTAGATGGAGAGACATATACACTTATGGGTTTACTGATAATTTAGAAAGGGGAGTTGATTATCCTTTTTTGAATAGTTCTCATTATCCATTTTCCAATATTACTTTTAGATTAATACCGGAAGGAATAAACTATAACGAAAGCCTATATGGTGTTGACGTTGCAATAAAACCATTGATTGATGAGTGCGAATAAAGTAACAATAGTACCTGATGGTGCTAATAAGCAAATCAATATACCTATACAACTGACTTGGGATTATTTAGGGTTGGATATGGCAATCGAAGAATATGAAAAAGATGTCATTACTGAAGTTATTGGTGTTGGTCGTGATTTTGAAATTAATCGATTTGCTCATGCTCCTGATACAACAACAAATAACACTGAAATTAATTATGAGTTTTATTTTTATTCAGGAGGTTCAACGTATGATATTAATAATTGGAGGATAAATTATATTAGTGAGGGATTTACACCTCAAGACTTATATTATTATACAAATAATTTTTCTAATTCATTCTTCAAATTAGATTTTTATGACAACACGGATGAAAAAAAACAAACAAATTATTTAACGGTTATTATTCCGACACAACAGGGTTTGAAAATGACCACTCAAATGCAAAGAATTCTTGTGGACGTTAGAAAACCAAAATTTGTTTTAGATTATGTTGGTGATAAAGAAGGTTTTTTTCTTTATTGGTTAAAAAAAAGAACCTTTTTGGATATTAATACCTTTTACATGTCGGCTAAGTTTTATAATGCTAAGACAGGACAATTCACTAAATTGATGACAGATAATGAGTCTGATAATCAACCAAAAGGACCTCAAGCAAATTTCGCAAATGGTTCTAATCAATATGATTTTGATAATAACGTACTATTTTATTATACCGTAAATTTGGATTATAAAAACCAAACATATCAGGTAGTTAATAGTAATGGACAGAGACTCGGGACTACAATTCCCATAAAATGGTATGAATACCTTAATCCACCTGTATAATGGAAGATTTTTATAATATTAAAATATCACCTGAAACAATTCTTGGAGACCTATCAGTTGTGGATTATAAAGGTACTCCGGTTGGTGTTTATTCTGCGATGACTCAGGTTGTTAGTTCAGGTACTAATGGAAGTTCATTATTAACCGGATTAACAATTCCTATCTTAATAAGACAAAGTGCGGTTGATGCTGGTTATTATAGTCCATTTGATGGTGCGGTATTACAAAAAAATGTGGTTGCTAATTTTATATTTTCATCAACAACATCAAGTCCTTACGTGTTTAATGTTTACAATACTTCCGATGAATTTCAAAAGTTTTTAGAGTTATCTGCGTATAGAATTGACTGGGGTGATGGTTCACCAAAACAAACAATAACTAATTACGCACCCAATTCGATTAATCACACATATCCTCAGTTGGATAAACAATATACGATTAAATTAGAACAAACAAATCCATGGGGGATTACAACAGTTTCAAAAACGATTACTGTTCCTTTTAGTGATGTTGTAATCTATAATCCTGAGGGAGAGGCGTTCTTTGCTCCATCATCAGGTAACTGGGTTGGTACTTCTGTGTCGTATAATTACATATTTTCAGGTGATGCAGTAAATGAGGTTAGTGCTCAGACATCTAATAATTACGTATCAATACCATTTACCATTTCAGGAATAACAAAATCTAGAATTAATGAGTTAAAAACATATGGTACATTAACGATTAATCAAAGGATTGGAGTTCCCGTAATTAGTAATGGACAAATATGGGGAGCGATTACCGATGTTACTCCAATTTACACTGCCTATACAGTTAATACAGTTAATTACTATGATTATAGTGATGGTACCACCATTTATTTTGAACAATCATCAGGATTAACCTCAAATAATTTGACTGCGGTTCCAATAACAAAAGATGAGGTATTATTGAAAGTTATTGACCAGGCACAGGTTCAAACTAATGTTTTTGTTGAAAGAGGTAAGAATAGTGCTTACGAAAGAATACAAAGACTTGGAGAGGTAGATAACTTGGGGGATATGATTAATTACGGATATGGTTTTTTTAATGTGATAAACAAAGAAAACTAAAATGAAAAAAAGAACTAAACTATTTATAAATTAAATAACAAGATATGGCAATTGGAAGCTATGGTACTATAAGACCTTCAGATGTTTCACCAGCGGATGTTGAAATCATAATGAATTACACCCCAAGTAGGGATGTAACGGATGCCTTCGTCCTAACAAAATTAGACGCTCAAACTATTTTACGACCTTATTTTGAGAATTCAGAAACAGGTGGAAATACCGGTGTTGAAGTTTTAGGTGGATTGTATAATTTAACATTACCTGCAAGTCAGTTTAACGCATTAGGGTTTTATACTCTTTATTTAAGACCTGCTCAGATTAGAACTGTAATTACGGATTGTGGTGTTTTAAGTGCTCTTCCAAATGTTAAAGGATTGGTAATTGATTTAGCAAATGTGCCAACACAATATCAAAATAAATTTGTTCCTCAAGGATTGGTTGGATTTAGAATTGAGTATTTAAATCCGGATGGGTCAAAGATACCAAATTTCTTTAGAGTTATTACTTCAAGTTTCTATTGTGAACCTGTTGTGACAAATGAGGTTAATACACAACAAAAATCAATTAGATATAGATATGTTGATGGGACATCAAATTTATTATTCTTAACATTATCTCCATCATCATCACCAACAAACAAACCAAACGCAACACCATTTATTGGTCAGCCAAGTCAAGATATTATTATTTCAAATACATTTTTTAATCCTATAACGTTGGAAATAGAAATGGTTGAATACGACATATCATCTCTTGCGATTGCTCTTTATGGTAATCAAACCAAATCAATTGATGATGGTATCTATACAATCTACGACTCTGCTAATAACATTTACAGACAATACAACTTATACGAGGTTAGAGACCAATTTAATGCGTTGTTATATGAAGTTAGACAGAATAGAAATAACAATATTGATTTTAGTAAAAACTTCACAAATATAACAACTTAATGGCAGTAACTGTAAATACGACAAAATATTTTTATCCGCCAAGACCCGGAAGTGGGGCTGCAACTTTCTCCGACAACATTGTAGGTTTACAAACTGTTGAGGGAGGAGGTTTAACGCAAGGTAATTTTGAGTTTACAACATCGGTTACTGAGAAAGTTAATAGAACCTTTAATGTAGGTGCTTTTTCGGAACCTTTAAGTTTACAATCATTAAACATTGAGGATGTAAATGAGAGTAGAAGAATTATGGCAACCCAATTTAGGGTATATCCTAATTATGATGTTTCTCAGGTTCTTAATTTCTCGATGTATGGTTCTTTACGTAAAAGATTCCAAGTATCTGCAACTAAGATAATTCATTATTTTCCTGCCTCATTAGATATTATATTTAACAATTTAGAATTTGTAACAGGTTCTACTGCTGTAAATATTTCTTACGATTCTGTTAATGATGAAACATATTTTGAGATAAATGTTGATAGGATTAATAACCCTTTTGATATTGATTACTCAGTTAGTGCTGCAACTAACTTAAACTTAAGGGAAATAACTACATCACCTTATCGAAATTTGTATAACACTTATTTAGATTATTGTGTTAGTATTAATGATGACATTTTTAAAATTGTTTCGTTCCAACCATCACCAACATTAAGTACTGGTTACATTTCATTCTATGTTTCAGGGGCACCATTTGGTACTACTGCAAGTACAATAAATGAGGATTTCCAAATTAGACCAAATGATTTAGTTGCTGATAAGATTTTTGCTGAAAATTTCGATGAGGTTGAAAAATTCTTATTGAATCGATTAATAAGACCTGAATACACTGCGGTTTTCCAAGTTCCTGCTCAAACTGAGAATGGAGAGTTCTATACAAATTACCAACAAGTGACTTGGCCTAAAGATGGGGTGTGGAACCTTGATATTCGTTCATTTTTGTTTGATGATTATTTAACACAACTTGATGAAATTGCAGTTAATTTAGATTCATTTAAAACAAATTTAATATCAAGATTTTTAGTAACAGATTCATTAAAAGAGTTTGATACCTTAGGCCAAAAGGTTGAAAAAATATTTCAAATTTATGGAAGAAGTTTTGACCAAATAAAACAATTCATTGATGCGTTAGCTTATATGAATTCGGTTAATTACAATCCATCGAATGACATACCATCTCAATTATTGGTAAACTTAGCACAAACCTTAGGTTGGACATCTAATTTCTCACCAATCACTGATGAAGATTTTTTAAGTTCAGTTTTTGGTAATACTGCAACTCCAACATATCCTGGTTATGCTCGAGCACTTACACCAACTGAAATCAATTATGCGTTTTACCGTAATTTAATTCTTAATGCCGCTTATCTTTTCAAATCAAAAGGTACGAGAAGGTCAATTGAATTTATGTTAAGATTAATTGGAGCTCCTGATTCTTTAATTGAGTTTAATGAACATATTTATTTAGCCGACCAAAAAATTAATTTAGACCAATTCTATGTTCAATGGGCTTCAATATCAGGGGGTACTTATGTTGATAGAGTTCCTTCTTATTTACCTGGTAATACGTATAAAATTCGAGGTAATGTTTATTCAGGTTATACTTCGAGTGCGACTTATGAAGATGTTTCAATTCGTTTGGCCGAATACCCTATTGATGTTTTTGGATATCCAAAAGCTCCGGTAAATACTGAAAATTATTTCTTTCAAGTTGGAGCAGGATGGTATGAATCAACACCAATACATCGAAGTCCTGATGAGGTTGTCATTACAGGTGCAGTTTACACCGGACAAAATTATAACATACAAACTCAATTACAACCGTTTACGTATGGTCAACCATATTTGGACCGTTTTAGGGATTTCCCCTATATGACTGAAGGATTTAAATTACAAAAAGTAGTTGATAATAATAAGTCATGGTTAGAAGAGGATACAAAAATAAGAGTTTCAACAAGTGCTGATTATAATGCTTATTATTTTGTTGATGATGAAAGGTTAGTTTTAAATGTTAAGAATGTTGACTTGTTCTTAAATCCTGCTCAAGGGTTATTATACGATGTTTGGAAAGAATCGGTGGAATACGATTACCCATTTCCTGAATCAGGTTTAACTGTTGGTTATCCGGTTCCGGGTGGTGTAGATTGGACGTATATTAATCCTGAACCTAAAAAGAAAACATTCTTTGAGTTCTCACAAACATTTTGGGAGAATATGATTAATGTTAGAAACAGACAATATATTACGGATGGTAAAACAGGAGGATACCCGGTATTACAATCTATTTGGTGGAAATATATTGAATCTGAACAAACTGTTGGATTACCTAATAACAAATACACATATCAAAAATTAATTGACTATGTGACTGGTATTGGTCCTTATTGGATGAAATTAGTGGAACAAATGGTTCCGGCAACTACAATTTGGAATTCAGGTGTTAAGATGGAAAACTCAATCTTACATAAACAAAAATTTGTTTATAGAAGACAAAGAGGATGTCAATTCATACCTGTACCTGTTAATCCATGTTTTATTATCTCGAACATATTTGATTACACTTGTACTACTGAGTATACTGATTATAACATATATCCTTGGTTAAACGGAGACGTTAATGTTGGGAACTTTAATAGTATTTTAGCCAATAGAGTTAATAATATGATTGGGGCGAGTGGTTATACTTTAAACGATTGTATACAAAACTCAGTTCAAACTGAATGGTATGTTGACTTGAGAATAGATAATACAATATTAATTAAAGAACCATTCTATGTTGGTTATGGATATACTGACGTACCGACAAATTTTATGTGGAGAAACGCGTTAATTGGATATCTACCTTTATTATATGATTATGGGTTTACATACTTCTTAAATGGGAATATTTTAACAGTTACGAATTTAACGTGCACTCAAAGAAATATAAATGAAATTCTTACATTAAATGTGGGAATACAAATAAATATAAATTGTAATAGTAGATAATGGCTCTTAGTTATACAGTAACAACAACAGGTGATTGTGCCAATAATTTCAGTGGAGTAATTAGTTTACTAGTTACAGGAGGTACTGCACCTTATATTATTGATTGGGTTAATCCTTTACTACCACAAAATATACAATATACATTACCGGTTGTTAAAGCCGGACTTAGTGGTGGTGATTATCTTATTACTGTAACTGATAGTGATATACCTTCACCTCAAACATCAACGATAAGTATACCTATTTCTACAGGTGTGTGTGCCAGTATTAGTGGTGTTCAAAATACTACTTGTTCTTTAAATAATGGTTCTGTTACAGGAACATCGTCAACAATATATTCAAGTGCTGATTATTATTTATATCATGGGAATGGAGTATTTAGTCAATCCGCGACAACAAATCAACCAACAGTACAATTTGGTAATTTAACTGCCGGGACTTATTACATGACAGTGATGGACTTAGGTGGATGTACTGCCAATACTCAAAATTTTATAGTTGAGGAATCAACACCATTAGATTATGGTCTGTATGTGGTTCCTAATTCTGCTTGTGGTGGTACACCTATTGGTAAAATTACTATTACAGGTATTACAGGACAGTCACCATTTACTTATTTATGGAGTAATGGGGCAACGGGAACAACAATAACAGGATTAACATCAGGAGGGTATTCAGTAACTGTTACAGATAATAATGGTTGTCTTATAAGTAAAGGTGCAACTATTGTCGATGTTCAACCGGTTGGACTTGGAGTAATAACCGCAACTCCACCAAGTTGTTTTGCTTCGGATGGGGTTATTAACCTTACAATAACGGGTGGAACGGCACCATATTATTATTCGGCAACTACGGGAGCTGTTGAAGTATCTTATTCCAAAACATTTACAATTACAGGATTGTCTTCAGGGTCATATACATTTTTAGTTACAGATGCCGGATTATGTCAAATGACTGCGGGAACTCAAATCACATCACCAAATGGGATTTCTTCTGTTTCAGTAACAAGTAATAATTCAACTTGTTCAAGTGTTAATGGTACCATTGGGTTATCAGTTATTGGAGGAGTAACTCCCTATACGTATACTTTAGTATCTTCGGCTGGTACCTCAAGTATTAGTAGTTCATTTTCAGCTCAAATTTTTTCAGGTCTATCTACGGGTGATTATTCAGTTGCGGTTAGTGATAATTCGGGTTGTTACTTTATGCAAGACGTAACAATTATTGCTGAAAACAAGTATACTATTTCAACTCAAGTTACAGGTACAACTTGTGGACAATCAAATGGTTCTGTAACTATATTCACGACTACTGGTTCTACATTACCGTTAGATTATTCAATTGACAACGGAGTATATGACATTATTGATACAACATTGACTTCAGTGACTTTTAATAATTTAACTGCGGGTAATCATGTTGTTACCGTATCGGACGCAAATGATTGTATTCAAACTGCCAACATTTTAATACTTGGAAGTGTGCCATTAGATTTTTCATTGTATAGCACATCTTGTGGTACCGGTAATTCGGGTAAAATCACCGCATTTATTAATCAAGGTGAGACACCGTTTAGTTTCAATTGGTCTGATAATGTGCCAAATAATCCACAACAAATTCAAGTATCAGGATTAACGGGAGGAACTTATAGTTTAACTATTGTTGGTAGTGACGGTTGTTCTTTAGCTCGTACAACAACTATTAGTTGTAATGCTAGTTTAACTTCATATCAAACATATGTTATGGGGTCAGAGGTATTCAATATTTCTTCACCGACTAAGTTTGGAATATTACAGATGTTAAATGAAGGGTTTTATGACTTAACTTTAGGTAATACGGGTTGTGATTTTATAAGTGCCACTTTTACTGCAAAGGTTTCTGTAAACCCATTAGGTTTAACTACAAGTGATACATTTTATACTACAACTTCATTAGTTAATGTTCCTGCAGATAATTTATATTATGATACTATTACTCAGTTACTATTGAGTGTTCCGGGTATTGGTAGTGTTGTTGTAAATCCAACAGATAATTTAATAACAATTGAGACGACAAGAGGTAATACTACATTACAAGGTCAAGAAATTGTTATTGACTTGATAATCGTGTATGATATAATGTGCTTAACATAATGACACAAGTTAGAATTGATGAAATATCGGGGGGTACTTACCCAATTAGTGTATACATTGCTGATGTGTATGGTAATAATCGTAGTTTATTAGGGGTTATTGGTACAGGACCGGTACCACCAACAGTTGACTATAACACTGTAATACCTACAATATTTAATACCGCTCCGGAGATTATGTTATTGTTAGTGGATGATAACAATTGTGAAGTTTTTAAAATACTTGATTGTACTTTTGGATGTGCGTTTGAAATCACTATTAACTTGGTATCATGTATTGTTAATATTACGATTACAGAACAATAATTATAATCCTTAATAATAAAATTTTCATTTTTACTTTAATTATAACTGAAATAGAATTGTTGCGGTATTTATTTAATAAAAACATCGGATGTCAATATATTCTATTCTTGTTACCAATAATGCCCCTGGATGTACCTCTGAAATCGAACAACAATTATCGGTTTCCGGATGTTCACAGTACATTGTTCGTTTAACTCCAAATTCAAATTCAATAGGACCATTTAACGTCTACTTAGACGATATAATATATTATTCTGCGGTTACCCGTAATGATTTATTAGATGGTGTTATTTTAACAATTCAATGTGGTACTCCAACACCAACTCCAACTAATACTACAACTCCGACTAATACTGTAACTCCAACAAACACACCTACTAAACCGTTATCTCCTACTCCAACTCCAACACCAACTAATACTACGACTCCAACAAACACGCCAACTAATACTCCAACTAATACACCAACTCCAACTAATACACCAACTAATACTACAACTCCAACTAATACGCCAACTAATACTACAACACCAACAAATACACCTACAAATACTGAGACGCCAACAAACACTCCGACTCCTACAAATACAGAAACTCCAACCCAAACTCCAACTACTACGCCAACACCTAGTATGGCGGCATTCTATGCTTATATCTTTGCAGAGCCTCAAAATACAACAGATGATACTAACTTATTAAATTTTGCGACAACAGGAGGTGCGATTGATTGGTATTCGTATTATTCTGCGACAGTTCCTAATAATAACTCAGGAAGTTACAGTAATGATTTAGATGTTTATGCTCATCAACCATCATTTATAAATGGTACAGGTAATTTTGTTAAACCTGACGACTTAAAGGCTCCAATCGCTCAAGTTAATGGACAAATCATAAATGGTCTTAGTCAAAGTATTTATACATTTGGTTCAATAGAGGTTAATGCATCGATAGTTACACCATCTGAAGAGTATTTTTACACTATTTGGATACCGTTAAACGGTGTTAATGGTTCTCTAACTGACATGACAATTGATGTTGGAACTAATCTTGGTGGTGATGAAATTTATAGTAATATTGGAACTATTGTTGGTACTACGGCACTTAATGTGACTATTACATCCGGAGCTGCAATACCTGTTGGAACTTACCGAGTATTATGGGTAAGTCCACAATTTATATTACCAATAATAACACCATTATCAGGTTCACTATATTTTAGAGGTGACACTAAAAGTTAATAAATAATAATAATAAAATTAAACAAATATAAAATGACATTTCCATATAAAAATCCTACATCATTAAGTCTTTTAAATTCACCTGAAGGTATTACTTTAACTAATCCACAAGGGACTAATTTTTCAGTGTCACAAGTTGGGGGTTATCAAGAGGTGTATTACACAGATAATTTAAAATTGACTTTTAGTGGTACTGGCTCTCAAACACTTTCAGCTAATACTGTTCCAATACAGATTTCGGTACAGCCAAATTCGGGATTACAATGGACTATCTTAACACTTAATTCTGATAATATTTCGTCAGGAAGAAGAAAACTTGGAATGCAAGTTTATGTTTATGAAACGGATACTGTTTATCAATACTACATACCTGATTACGATGTCTTATGGGGTAATCTTACAGGTTTAACAGGTAGTTCTGCAATAACACAACAATCAACATTTACAACAGTAAACGCTAGGTCTCAAGCGGGTAGGGATTTTATTAATGCTTGGACCGGTTCAACAATCGAGGGGATAAATGGGATTACAAGAGACGACGCCAAATGGAGAATAGTTAGCACAACTGACGTTCAAATCACAGGTGGAACTTATTATTCAGGAACATCTGATTTAAATTTGTATAATAGTACTGGAGGTACAATAGTAATTACAGGGTTTACTGCACCTATTACAGGTGGAACTTATAATAGTGGTGGTGAAACATTAACACTTAACAGTGCCGATGGGTCAAGTGTTCAAATTACAGGATTTACATCAGGTGGAGGAGGAAATCCTCTTACTGTGTATGATGCCACGTCAGGTGTAACAGTAACTAATGTTACAGGTATGACATTTTCAGGGGCTTCTGTCATCAATGATGGTGGGGGTAATGTAACTATTAATTTTACGGGAGGAACCGGGACATCAGGAACAAGTGGTTCTTCAGGAACAAGTGGTTCAGATGGAACTAGCGGAACTTCAGGTTCAGATGGAACAAGCGGTTCAGATGGGACTAGCGGTTCAGATGGGACTAGCGGAACTTCAGGTTCAGATGGAACAAGCGGTTCAGACGGAACTAGTGGAACAGATGGTTCATCAGGAACTAGTGGAATAGATGGTTCTTCAGGAACTTCAGGTACTTCAGGAATAAGTGGATTTGATGGTACAAATGGTTCTTCTGGAACTAGCGGAACTTCAGGTACGGATGGCACTAGCGGTTCAGACGGTTCAAGTGGTACTTCAGGTACGGATGGTTCTTCAGGTACTAGTGGAACAGATGGAACTTCAGGTACTAGTGGAACAGATGGAACTTCGGGAACAGACGGTTCATCAGGAACAAGTGGAACAGATGGAACTTCGGGAACAGACGGTTCATCAGGAACAAGTGGAACAGATGGTAGTTCAGGAACAAGTGGAACTGACGGTTCAAGTGGTACATCAGGTTCAGATGGAACTAGTGGAACTTCAGGTTCAGATGGAACTAGTGGAACTAGTGGAACTAGTGGAACTTCAGGTTCAGATGGAACAAGCGGTTCGGACGGAACTAGTGGAACCGATGGTTCTTCAGGAACTAGTGGGACAGACGGAACTAGCGGAACTTCAGGTACGGATGGTTCAAGTGGAACTTCAGGTAGTGATGGAACTTCAGGTTCAGACGGAACTAGTGGAACTTCAGGTATAGATGGTACTTCAGGTACTTCAGGTACTTCAGGAATAAGTGGTGTTAACGGTACTAATGGTACTAGCGGAACTTCAGGTTCAGACGGTACTAGCGGAACTTCAGGTAGTGATGGAACATCAGGTTCTTCCGGAACCTCAGGTTCAGACGGAACTAGCGGAACTTCAGGTTCGGATGGAACATCAGGTAGTGATGGTACAAGCGGTTCATCAGGGTCAGACGGAACTAGCGGAACTTCAGGAAGTGATGGAACTAGTGGTACGGACGGTTCAAGTGGAACTTCAGGTTCAGACGGAACTAGTGGAACAAGCGGTTCGGATGGTACTAGCGGAACTTCAGGTTCGGATGGTACAAGTGGTTCTGACGGAACTAGCGGAACTTCAGGTTCGGATGGGACATCAGGTACTAGTGGTTCAGACGGTACTAGCGGAACTTCAGGTTCAGATGGCTCATCAGGAACTAGTGGAACTTCAGGTACGGATGGTTCTTCGGGAACAAGTGGAATAGATGGTTCAAGTGGTACTTCAGGTACTTCGGGAATAAGTGGATTTGATGGTACAAACGGTTCTTCAGGAACTAGCGGAACTTCCGGTAGTGATGGAACATCAGGTTCAGATGGAACTAGCGGAACATCAGGTAGTGATGGAACATCAGGAACTAGCGGTTCAGACGGAACTTCAGGCTCAGATGGTACTAGCGGAACTTCAGGTTCAGATGGAACTAGCGGCACTTCAGGTAGTGATGGTACAAGCGGTTCAGACGGAACTAGCGGAACTTCAGGAAGTGATGGAACATCAGGTTCAGACGGAACTAGTGGTACGGACGGTTCAAGTGGTACTTCAGGTACGGATGGTTCTTCAGGAACTAGCGGTTCAGACGGAACTAGCGGAACTTCAGGTTCGGATGGAACTAGTGGTACTTCAGGTACAGATGGTTCATCAGGAACTAGCGGTTCAGACGGAACTAGTGGTACTTCAGGTACAGATGGTTCATCAGGAACTAGCGGTTCAGATGGAACTAGTGGAACTTCAGGTACAGATGGTTCTTCAGGAACTAGCGGAACTTCAGGTTCAGATGGAACAAGCGGTTCAGATGGAACTAGTGGTACTTCAGGTACAGATGGTTCATCAGGAACTAGCGGTTCAGACGGAACTAGTGGTACTTCAGGTACAG